GTATTTGGTGTCAAGGAGATGTAAGGGGAGAAGCGTTAGTTGGTAGGCTTTGGTGAGGGCATTCCTATTCAGTGCAGACCGTAAGCCAATGTCGCGAGGGCTTAATGGCATTATATGAGCTTAGCTCAAACAGTACGCTTAGCGACTCCGTGTTAGAGTTAATGAGCTTTGCTCTTTCGTGAGCTTTGCTCCAAAGGATTCGCTGAAGAGCTTAGCTCCGTAGGTGAGTGTGAAGAGCTTAGCTCTAGCGTAGAAACAAACCCCTCGTTAGAGGGGATTGTTGAGTGACTACAAGTCGGACACTTCATCCGCAGAAATGAACTCAACCTTGAGTTGGTTAGAGTTGTTCTTAGTGATGTTGATTCCAACTTCACAGCCGACAAGCTTTTCAGCGTCGTCGCCTGTGAGCTTTTCGCCTGATTCAGCGGCGCCAGCCAATACGAATGCACGACCAAGGATGCTAAGGGCTTTCTTAGAGCGGTCAGCGTCAATGATACGATGGCCATTACCCTTGAATACAGCATAGTAAACTTTCCCTTCAGGATCGTTTTCATCTGCTTTCATAGAGTCAAAGCACATTTCGATTTTCTCGCTTAATGGAAGCAATGCAAATTTCTTTGTATCTGTGCCAACAGATTTAAGCAATTTGGCATCCTTGCCGATTACATTGAACACATCTTTCAACTCCTTTTCATCGTAGCGTTTGTAAGCTACAAGGTTGAACCATTTCTTGATGGTCTTACCTGCAGATTCAAGCACGACTAATAGCTGAGGAGTTTTCTCCTTGAATCTTTCAGCTTTATCCTCCGAAGTGGTGGCTTCAGCTGAAACGATTGTGGCAACGTGCTTGCCTTCAGGAAGGGTTGATGATTCAACACCTTCGAAACTGATTTCATCCATTGAGAATGCATCAGTGATAAATAACATGCTTTTTGACATGTGATTGGTAGTATTGTGCTCATGTGAAACAACGCGTTTCTGTGACTGCACAATACTAACAAAAAGAATCCCTCTAAGTCGTTCAAGGGCTTATTCGTATGCGAATGTCGCAACCGCCCACTACAAGCGAACACAAACAAGCGATAGCTTGTTGAGTGAGCGATTTTGTCAGCGTCAAGTATAATCCGCTTGCGACTCCGCGTTCGTTCGTTAAAGCGACTCTGAATGGCCTTGCCAGCTATTAGCTTTGCTACCATATCATATGAGCTTTGCTCCAGGCGAGAAATTAAAAGCCCCACTTCGGGGCTTTTAATTATAACTCTAAATTGTCAAGATCTAATGGATCTTCCTTTAGAGTTATATAATATTTTGATTCTAATCCATCTTTAATATAGTTTGCTTTACATTTATACTCTCCTTTGGGAAGTAATAGCAAAATATCTTGATCTTGAATTGGCATATCTAATTGTGTTAGATTACCATCAATGAATAATGGAATATCAAATCCTGCAATAGCTTCAGCTTTTCCATGAAGGTAAGCTGTACTGCCTCTTAGTTCACCGAAAATTAATTTTCCTTTGTTATCAGGATTGATTAATGCTTCTGAACGAGACTCAAACATTGATCTTGGTTCTGTTGTAGTTAAGCGTAGTTGTACCATAGAAACTGCATTACATATGAGTTAAATGCATTAAAAACAAGAATCACAATAAGCCGTTCCAATAGAATGAGCTTTGCTCCAGGCAAGAAAATAAAAGCCCCGAAGGGCTTTCATTTTATCTGTAACAGCGATACTCAACCTTTTTATAGGTTTTTTTGTGGTTGCTATAACGCTGTCCTGTGGAGCTTTTAAATTGGCTTGCACAGCTTGATAATAAGAATAATCCTACCATCAGTAATAACATAATCTTTTTCATGAGCTTAGAATTTAACAATGATGGATTTAATTACACTTGCTCTTACTTTTTCAACATATGTTGATGGAGTTAAATCAGCAAACTTATTTATGCTGTTATTAAGAGTGTAATTGAACTTATAACCTGATCCATCTTCATATTGGATCATTGTTACTTTAGTTTCTCCATTTGCTTCAAGTATGCAGATGGCTTGTATTAAGGTAAAACCTTCCATAGTGTGAGTGTAAGCATGAGAGACATTACACTATAAAAAAGAATCCCCCTGAGCCGTTCAAGGGGATTCTAATTAATTAAGAAATAGGACTAAACTTGTAGCCTCTCCAATACCAATCTACAGATCCTTTATACTCAACTTTGTATGGAACATGGATTTTATTGGCATCAAAGGAAATAACAATAATATCATTTCCTTCATTCAACAATTGTTCTAATAGTTCTGAAGGCCAAACAGACATATTAGTAGTTGTGTTTTTGGTTTTGTTAACGATTTGATACATGATTGTTTTAAAAACAAGAATCCCCACGGGCCATCCATGGGGATTCTTGTTATCTTCTTTCAAATGGACGTGCATACTCGTATATCATGTAAATACACATACCTGCCATAAACATCATTAAACTAATCAATGATTGGCATACTACATCTGTTGATATCTTTGTTGAAGCAAAGTCAAACAACAAATCAATACCTGTGTTAGCATAGATAAGATATGCAATACCAAATACAATAAACATTCCACATACTATGTAGTAGAACATACTACCTATTAAACGTGCGTAATAGCTCATATTTCCTGTAGCGCATGAGAGACAACTACATTATAAACAAGAATCACCTGAAGCCGTTCAATCATCTACCTCCCCTAACTTTTTTCAAACCGAAAGGGGTACCCCGGGCGGCGACTCTTTCGACCTTTTGCCGAACGGTCCTGACGGGTTCCGCTTGCCATCGAGTTTCAAAAATTTTTAAAAAAATTGTATATTTGTACAATTGAATAATGTATCAAGGTGGGACACTTGTTTATTAAAAATATATGGTAAGTAGGATGGCAAAGGAATTGAGACCTGACATGTGCAATATGCAGGTAATGATGAGGGCGACGCACGAGTATGATGTATTGGCGTTTACGCATCATAGTTGTTTATTGGAGGTGCTTAGTGCGACGTTGGAGAGCGTACAGACGATTGTAGACGGGTGGATGAGTGAGAGTATGGAAATGGGGAATACGGTTGTCAGTTCGTATCTCTGTGGGGCTATAGACGACGAGGGTAGTGACATTAGGGTTGGGATGTTTGGGGAGGCAAAGATTCACAATTATTATTTGGTGATAGGGGTAAGTTTTGTGAATAAGGAGGAGAAGGAGAGGTGGGAGCGGATGATGTTAACGGAGACGCACGAGGGGGTATGTGAGAGGTTACGGAAGCTTGGATTAAAGGTTGAGAATAGTTAAGTTTGTTAAAATTTCAAAACTATAAAAAATGGAAAAGGTAGTAGGGTTATGCAAGATTGAGCCGATCAGCTTAGGCAACGGCGGGTTAAAGTTGGACTATGATAAGGTGTCACAAGATACGGTGACGTACTTAGATTCGTTCAAGGGTGTTCACAGGAAGCCTGTGAGTTCGGAGTTCAAGGGATTGTGGAATGTGTTAAAGAAGCATGCGAGGGAAGTGTTTCGAATGAGTGATGGGGTTGAGGACATTGACATTACGGTAGTGAGGATTAAGAAAGATGGGGAGTTTGGGTATCGAATGGATGTAAAGGTTACTACGCCGGCGAACACAGCGTTTGCGAATGAGTACAAGAGCTGTATTATCAATGAGGAGAATTATGCTGGGTATGGAGATTTAGAGTTATTATTTGACCAGCTGGAGGATTATGTGGCGAAGTATCTGAAGAATAAGACAAAGGTTAACGAGAAGCAGATTCTTTTGGATTTCAGGAATGAGTTGGAGACAAAGGGAAAGAGCACTGAGGACCTAGCTAATTTGGAGAGTATGGACGACAAGGAGAGGCATCAGATGTACGTAAAGTGGTTAGAGGATCGCGGGGCAGTATTGTTGGAAACAGGGCTGGAGGAATAGTATGGGAATGACATACATCAACTTTTTGGCTTTAGAAAAATCAACGTCAGAAATGATTTGGTTTTCAGAAGATCACAAAATTATTGTCAGGACGGTTATTCCGGAAGGATCAACAGCGAGTCAGCGATTAACGATGTTTTATTTGTCTTTAAATAATGAAAAATATTTATTTGACAAAGATTATTTTAACAAAGTTGGACATCCTGTAAAGTATCAAATTATAGATCGTCAAAGTGGAAAAGTAAGAGTTGATTCAAGTACTATGACAACTACAGAACAATTTGGTTTGTTTATAAAACAAGAGATAGCAGGCGCTGTAAAGATTTATGATGAAATCTTGAATGAAATGAAAAAAAGCATTTAACAAATGAACTTGTTTGAGACAAAGAAAACGGGAAAAAAAGCGGCGGCTCTATCTGGCTTTGACAGTTTTTACAACAAAACTGTTAAGCTGGTAGAGCCGGGACATATTTATTTCCATGAAGATGGGAGGGTCTTTAAATCGGTAAGTCATTTTATTGGTTTGTTCAAGAGTGACTTTGACCGTGATGGTATGAGTACCGGAACGGCAAGAAAGCGATTAAAGGAAAAACTTCAGCGGGAGCCTACTTTTGAAGAGATTCAAGCGGAAAAGGTAGTGGTGCTTGCTGAGTGGGACTTTAAAGCTACGCGCTCGCAAGATCATGGAACGGGCATACATAAGTTCTTAGAAGATTACGGCAATGGAGTAAAGCTTACTTCAAAGAAAGAATTAGAGCTCTGTAAAAAGATATATAGCTTATCTGAAGGGTGTCATGAGCGACATCTGGAAAAGACTGTATATTTAGATGAAATCGAAGTGGCGGGAACATCGGATAAGTTTATTCTGAGGAATAACAGCCGAAAGCCGATTGTCGATATCAGAGATTATAAGACCAACCTTGAAAAGGGAATTGAGTTTTATAGCAAGTATGGCAATAGGATGAAAGGCCCGTTATCACATTTAGAGTGCTGCAACTATAACCACTACACATTACAGATGAGTATTTATCTGTACTTTGTAGAAAAGACGTACGGTTTCATTCCAGGGAACTTAGCTCTTTACTTTATTGATCCTAATTACGAGTTAACGGTTATTCCGTGCGCGTACATGAGGCATGAAGTGGAGGCTATGATTGAATATTACAAAGAAAAATATTACATTCATTCATCATTAAAAAATTCGATTATAGTAAATGACAATGATGATGATGTAGATGCATCAAACCTATTTAACTAATGGTAATAGAAGAAAAGCCAGCATACGTTAGATTGCCCGAAGATAGAGGCATTGTAAAGCTTAGTGAGGTGATGAATGTCAGCACACAAAGATCAGTGTTTTATATTTCAAGGCAACACAACAGACTCCGGGATTATCATAAGCCTGGCTGGATAATGGGTCGACAAGCAATATTGCGAAACATTAAAAAAACAAACATAAATGGCAACGACCAAGAACAAAATGAATATCTTAATCGCATCGCTTTGCGAGAAAGAAATGTACCATGGTACAAAGAACAAAAAGAAGCCACAAGTCAGCAGAGCTGACATGAAAGAAATCGTCGGTCTATTATCCGATGTTATGGTAAAGCAACCTGAAGCTATATCTTTGTTAATTCAAAACGGGCTTAAACGTCAGGCTAAAAGAAAAAAATAATGGCAGACTTGCTATTTAAAATCGATGCTCAGTCAGGGTTATTACTCCATCCGGAAGTGATACCACTGACTGAGCATTTAAAAAAACTTGATCGCAAAGCCATTGTTTTTATCGTTTTGGCTTACGATTATGAAAGTCCATATAAACAGTTTCCGGAACAGGAACGCATTAAAAAAGCAAAGCTCAGAATTTATGGTAGTACTGTTGTTAACTTTGATAACGAAAAGCTTGTTGAGGCTGGCATTGAAGAATACCGTTCTTTACAGTATAATGTGTATCATGAAGCAATCCGGACGTACACGCAAAAGATTGAGAACATCAATATTCTCATAGGGAACGAGATCGATCCTAACAAGCTCCAAAACTATATGAATGCTCAGGATAAGTTAGAGGAGCGTATTGATAAAACCTGGGAGCGACTAAATAAGTCGGAAGAAGAAATGCGAATGAAAGGTGATGCTAAATTATCACTAATTGAAAAGTGGCAGCTAAACAGAGCTGCATTTTTAAAAGACAAACAGCGCCAACAAGTTGTTGCGGATCTTGATGGCGAAATAAAAATTGAATAATGGCAGAAATCCAATATGCAAAGTATATTCCAAGGATTAAGCCACGCGGTTTTTGTCCTAATCCAATAGCTAAATTTGGTATTCCAAAAGAAGCTGATTCCGTATTGAACAAAAATGTAATAGGGACTGTAGCGCATGAACAATTTTGGCAAGAACAATTTCATTATTTAGATGTAGGCTATACTACTGCAGGTGTTTGGATTCCTCCACGTTATTATTGGTGGCTGAACTTTTGGCCCGTAGCTACCGTTGGTAGAGGGCTTCACTTGCCAGATCCTATCGATTGCGATATGGAAAAGTATGAAATCATGTACTATTCAAAGAAAGAAGGATACGGCTTGATTATTCCAAAAAAGCGTCGTGCCGGACTTTCAGAGCAAACAGGATCAGATATAAACTGCGAACTTCGAAGAAATCCACAGGCTTATAAAGCTGGTATTATTGCAGGGTTAAGTAAATACTCGGAAGAGGTAATGCTTAAAGTGCTGAAAGGAAACCCAAACCTTCCTCCTGAATTAAGGCTTAATAGCTTAGTAAACACTTTAGATGAATTTAAAGCTGGATGGACTGAGAAAACAGAACAAGGCTGGATTGAGCAAGGCAGTCAAAATGCTGTAATTGCAAAAACGGTATTCAACAATCCGGCGGTGATGAAAGGATCATTGCTAGATGATTGTTATTTTGAAGAATCCGGAGAAAATAAATGGTTGCTTGAAGCGTATAATGCCGCCAAAAAATGTTTTTACGATGGTAATAAAATGATAGGAACGCCTGTCATTTATGGTACCGGCGGTAAAATTAGCGGTGGATCAGGTGATTTTCTTGAAATGTGGAGTGAAGCAGAAGCTTATAAATTAATTCGATTACGTATTTATGGCGATCGTAAAAGAAAACCTTTTTATGTTGGAGCTACCGGAACAGATGGAAAAGTAAACCATATTGTACCAAATATTGCAAAGCTTGTAAAAGAACACGGATATGACGTAAGTCAGGTACTTGGATGTGAAGATACTCAACATGCTACTGAGACAATTTTAGCTGAACAAGCTGAGTTGTTAAAAATGAAAAACAAAAAGCCGTACTGGGAGTCTAAACAAGATGACCCATTGGACGATGCTGACGTTTTTATGAAGTATGGCGTTAATGACTATGACGCAGAATTGCTTGTTAAGCAAAAAATGAAGATTCTTTCAAATCCTCAATTAGTTAATCGATATAAGCTTTCTTGGAAAACAGATCCTAAAACAGGTGTTGTTATTCGTCCATTGCAAGTAAACTATGAACTTATCCCTGAAGAAGATATTCCGGATGATTGGGTATGGATTGATCAACTTCCTATTCATGGATTAAGAGGAGCTTATAAAGCTGGACTTGATGGTTATGATATTGATAAATCAAATAGTTCAAAATCATTAGGATCAATGGTTATACTTGGTTCGGCACCGCATCCAAAAATTATTCAAGGAAAGCCATATGCTTTGATACGTTGCCGACCTAAACGTAAAGAACGTTTTTATGAACTTTGCGCTATGTTATCGGTAATGTATGGACTTCATCAGTCTGTAATGGCTGATGCTCGCTCTCCATTAGTTATAGATTGGTTTATTAAAAACGGTTTTGAAATGTACCTTGCTCCGCGGCCAGAAGGATTTGATTCAATAAATTCTGAAATGAATCACAAATATGGCTTTAAAGCTACTACTTTTACAAAGCCACAAATGATTGCCTTAAATCAATCATGGGTTATTGATAGTATGGAATCGTGCAATATGCTTGACATTGTACGTGACTTTCAAGATTGTGATGTTGAGCAAACAGATAGTGATTGGGATTCCCACGATGCCGTAGGCTTAGCTAATATTTGTAGAATATGTTTCCCTGCAATAATTCATGACGATAGTCAGTTTGACGATTTTGATCCATTTGAATTAGTAAGCTGGAAAACTGGGTCTAATGGTGAAATATATTCTGACAATGCCAATACCTTAAAACAAAACATGGAATACTATGAAGATGAGGATTCTGATTATGACAACAGTAATATGATTGATCCTTTATTTCATCGAAATCAACTATTTTAGCACCTATGGAATTAGAAGCAACCAACGCCACCCTATGGCCCAAACCAGATACTCCATTATCTGAACAGCTTGGAAGAGCCAATGACTGTATTGATTATGCCGTAGCTCGATGGAGAAGAAAGCGATTGGCAACATTAAAGCGAATCAAAAGTATTCGTGATAGTTATAACGGTATCGTAAACCAGGGCTTTCAACAAATGATGGACTCTCAATATGGAGTTGAATTAAAAATCAAATATGTTGACTACCGAATTTCAAAAAACAAAATTGACACATTAACCGGAGAGTTTATTCAACGTCCGCTTAATTATACTATTCAAGCTGTAAATGAAGATGCACTTAATGAGCGTATCTCAAGACATAATTTTGTAACTGGTTATTGGCACGCTAAAAGACGAGGTGAAATAGATCGCCTTGATAAAATGGGGCTTAACACTTTTGAAGGTGTTAATGTTCCTGAAGATGCTAAAAGTCCCGAAGATTTGCCGACGCACAATGCAGCGCTCGATGCTGAAGTGTATATGCAAAAAATGATTCGCCATCAGTTTGATCAAAAGTATTTAATGACCAAACTATATTCATCATTCCAGGATTTAGCTTTTATTTCTGAATCTCATTTTTACACAGATCTTGACGTATTTGGTGATACTATTAATGAAAGAGTGTTGCCCGAAAATGCTTTATTTGAAGAAGTTGAAGGTGATGATTTTGTTGAAAAAAGCCCTTATAAAGGACGACGCATCTTAATGACGGAGCAACAGGTTATTCAAACTTTTGACTTAAATGCAGAAGAAAGAGCTGAAATAAGAAACTTGTTTTATCGCGGAATTGAAATCCTTGATGCCGGTCTTATCAAACATGGCGTTAATCAAGAATTAGTAATGGAAGTGTTTCATATTGAATGGACATTCCTTGAACCTCATTACATCAAAAGATCATTTGATGAAGATGGTACACTGCATGAAATAAACTTTTCATCTAAATACTATGAAAAGAATGAAAAGAAAATCTTGCGTGATGTAAAAAACAACAAGTATGAGCTTGAAATAAAATTCAAAGAAAGGCTTTGGGAAAATTACAGAATCGGTAAAAACATCTACAAAAAAGCTGGTCCTAAAAAAAATTGCATGGGATCAGTAGATGAGCCGTATCATGCAAAATCAAGTTATACTAACTTGCTTTTTAATACGCACAATGGACTTCGCGTTTCAGTATATGAAACAATGGAGGAAATTAAGCTTCAGTACAACCTTGCTCGCTGGCAGTTAAACAGAGAGCTTTCAAAAGCTAAGGGAACAGTGTTTACGTATGACAGAGCTATGCTTCCTCGCGGAAGAAAAGGGAAGCCTGTAAGCGTAAATGAAGTAATTAGTAAAATGGTTAATGATGGATTCATTGACTATAATTCAGCGGGAGAAGGAAATCTTTCAGGAAAGAATATCGATCCAAAAGATGCAATCAAGATGATTGACTTAACTCCTTCTTCTAACTTAGTTACCCTTATACAGATTTGCGTTAACCTTGAAAACTTACTTGAAAAGATATCTCCGGTAAATGATAATCGACAAGGACAAACAGCGGCAAGTGAAACGGCTACCAATGCTCAGTCAGATTTAATGACAAGCAGAACCATCACAGAACCGATGTTCTTTTTTTACGACAAATTTGTAGAGCAGATCATTGTTAAGAATTGCGAGTACACAAAAATAAGCTGGTTGCTGTTTCCAGAAAAAGCAACTAAAATAATTGGTCAGGCAGGTGTTGAGTTTATTGACAAGATTGCTGATATGTCCTGGACTGATTGGAATTGCAAAGTTATAAATAGCAGAAAAGAAGAGTACATTAAAAAGATAATGGAAACCTTTATCAATACATCGTTGAACAAAGGTGAAATCGCTACTCAATCTGCAATGAAAGCAATGATGCAAACAACAATGAGTGAAATGCATGCAGCAATTGAAGAAGGATGGCAATTGAATAAATCTATTATTCAGCAAACTGAGTCAGCTAAAATGCAACAAATTATCGAGCAAGAAAAACAACGTATTGCAAGAGAAGATTTTGTTCGTGAAGATGAACAAGCTCATGAAATTCAAATTGCTAAAATACAAGCTGGAATCAAAGTTGCTCAACAAGCACAGATTGATGCAAATAAAAAAGAGCTTATTAAACAACAAGCACAGTTACAATAATGTTGTATAAAGAAAATTTTACGCTACAAACTAAACCTACTACCGAAAAGGCTAAGTATGGTGTTGAATGTTACGTCACTACATTAGGTGAAGTATACAAACAAACAACTATGCCTATTGGTAGTAGTTGGGTTTATGTTGCGCATCGAGAACTTAAGACTTCTGACGTTGTAGAAACGCCTA